AACCTTTACGGAAGATCTTGTCACCAGGTTGCAAGTAAACAGATGTATCAAGACCTGCGGTATTGTTACTGTTTACCAATTGAACGGTGTACATGAAACCATCACCCAAAGGAACGATATCATCAGCAGTGATGTACATCTCCATTCCGTTATACTTATCGTAAGTGATAATGTCACCATGACCGAACTCACGACGAGAAATTTTAATTTGGAATGTTGTACCATCCATACCTACAGTGTCGCCATCTGTGGGTCCGCCATTAACATAAGCACCGTCTACAATGTAAGGAAGATCTTGTACAACTGGTGTTTGCCACTTGTACTCTCCGCGAGCATTGTCGACTGTGATAACGTTCTTTCCACCAAAGCTAGACATTTGATAAAGAGGCATTTCTACTTTCTGAACCATTGCCCACAAGTCAACTGGTCCTAGATCCATAGGTTCTGCATTTCTCAACATGTTAACCAAGTGGTAAGAATCTACGTGTGAACTAGCTTGGTAGTTGGTATCTCGTAGAAATATACCATTGTTTAAAACTGGAGTTGCCATTTTTTATTTATTTAATTAAAAGGGTTATCGTTTAAAAAAGTTATCATTTCTAGGAATCCTTCGTTGACGTGCTTCATCACGTTCAACTACAGGAGTACTAGATTGCATTTTTGCTTGTTCAGTTTTAAGTTGACGAACTGTTTTTTCAGTTGCAGCAACTTTACCCTGATCTTTAATCTTACTTTTGTATCCTTCCGGATCCGCAAGTAACCATAAAGCTTCAGCAATCAAATCATGGCGAGGTTCAACATACTGATACTTCTCTAACAAGTGACCTAACAAATTGGTAGGTTTACCTGACATAGAAGGATACTGAGGTTGAACTAAACCTGAGTAAAGCAAAGATTGTGTTTTCTTATCTAGCTTTACACCGTTTAACTCACCTGGTTGCAAAGTTGTATATACATTCTGCATATACTTCTGAGCAGCCGCTTCTTGCTGTTTGCGGATGTGTTCTTGTTGAGCAAGCTTCTGAGCTACAACTTGTTCTTGCATCTTGTCCAACTTTGGTTTGAACTTAATAGCTTTCTCTTCAAGTTCACCTCTGTCTTTCCATCCTAAAATCTCTTCATCAATATCATCATCAGAACCAAAGTTCTTCGCTCTTAAGTATTCTCTTAAGATGATTTCTTGATCTCTCTCACTTCTAGGATCTAGCTCACGATGCTCTTCTACCTCAGAAAGAATCTTAAATAGACCTTTTAGATCATTACCTCCATTAGCTACATATTGAGCAGCTACTTGGAGTTCCTCTGGAAGTTCATCAAAGAACTCAAGAGGAAACTCTTGACGAACTCTGCTTTCGATTTCATTAAGATTTGCATCTAGCAACTCTTCAAAATCTTTCATAGAGTATTCATCAAGTGGTTTGTCATCATCAAAAGGTACGATCTTTCCAGATTCAATCATTTTGTTGAATACTTCAACCATGCCGTTCTTGTCAATCTTTTTACGACCTGCTGTTTTTTCTTCTGCTGATTGATCATCTTTATCATCAATACCACCTGAAAAGTCATCTTCAGGATCAGCATCTTTGATAAGAGCGTCCACATCCACTGGTTTTTCCTTTGACTCGTCTTCGTCATCCTCGTCCGAGTCGTTGTCAATAAAAGATAGATCTGGTGAAATAGAACTGAAGATATTAGGCTTCACTTCTGTTTTCTTTCCATTTCCATCAGGAAGCATCACGTTTTCTGCTCCCGGGGTACCTAGAAGTTCATCTAGGTTAATCTCTACTTGCTCAATAGAAGTAGATTCTGTGTTGGTTTTATTTGTATCCTCCATAGTGTTGGTTTTGAGTTTACATTATTAATATACGACAAATTTAGAACTTTAAACTTTATAGATTAATATCCTTAAAAAAGAATATCACAATCTATAGCAAAAGGTTATTTTTTAGTCTTATTTTTACTCTCTGGTTTGTCAAATTTGTTCTTGTTTTCACGCGCAATTTGCAATTGGGTCTGCGCAATTTGTTGTTGAGTTGCTAACTTTTGTTGTTCAATAGTCATCTTATCACGATGCTCAGCTTGCTTATTTATTTCTTTCTCTCTTTCAAAATTCATAGTCTGAGCATATTCATCAGAACTTTGAATTTGTTTAAGTGCATCCATGTAGTCAGACTGCTGATTCTCATTTTGATCTTGCATAGCACCATAACCAGCTGATCTAATCTGTGCTTCAATAATACGAGCTTCTCTATCTTTCTGATTTTCAGATGCTTCGAACTCCATCTTCTGACGTGCTTCTTCAGCTTTAGCTTGAAGTTGTTGTTCTTGCATTTGTTGTGCTTGTTGCATCTCAGCTTGTTTCTGGTCAGCTTGTTTAATCTCAGCTTTCTTAAGAATGTGAGAAACCTCAGAAATAGACTCAGACTTAAGAACATTACCTAGATCATAGATAGATGCTCCTGTAGTATTATTCTGAATAGCCATTTGCTTCAACTGTTCTAGGATAGCACGTTGATTAGCTTTAGTAGCTACAAATATATTTAGGTCTCTAAGCAATAAGTCGGTTCCATTTATCTCAAAGTTAGCACGCTCATCTTCACTAATCATATACTGTAATCTTGTAGATGATTTAGTAGAATGGTAGTATTGTGCTAAGTCTGTACGCATCTGATGCACGCGAGGCATCAAATAATCACAGTGTTGAATAAAATAAGTCTCTGTTTGTGCGTATGAAGCATTGATAGATTGCTCAATACCGGTTGCTGTTTGCTGACCAATCTGTTGACCAAGACGCTGTGGAGTAATACCAATTACCTCAAATGCTTGCATCTTAAAGTAATTAGCTAACTGAATACGAGACATAAGACGGTTAGTCTGTTCTAGATCCAGTTTCTGATAATGTTGGAATGCTAATGCATTTTCTGTATTAGTAATAGATGTATCTAAAGGTAACATCTGGAAGTTCTTCATAGCAACATAAGCTTTCGCTAAGTTGTTCTTTCCCCAATCTTCTCCGAGTGAATGTCTTGGTAGAGCATTCTGATCTAACAAGATTACCGTACCTAATTCATCTACAAGGATATCCGCAATCTGATTATTTACAATGTTATATCCAATCTGGAAAGGTTTCATTAAGTCTACTAGAGATACAGATCTTGTATTTCTATCAGAGAATACAGATCCTTCTACTGGTAACTTACATCCGTATATACTTGAATCTCCTTTAAATTGAAATTTAAGAGGTTTGATTTGATTCTGATTAATACCTAAGTAGATAGGATTTACACCACCAGGATTATTACTACCCCAGAATGTAGGTCTATTAGGTCCAACTTTAACACCACCCCATACTTCGTTAATCCATATCCAGTCAATATGTTCACCAAATACAAGATTATCACGAGTCTTATTCTTAATAAGGGTAGTGTTGTATAGAGGTTTATCAATTACTTTATATGACTCATCAATTACATCTTGGAATACATCACCATTATCATTGATCTTAGTCAAGTGACCTACCTTACGTTGTGACTTCCAATATACAGTTGTTACACGTAGCATATTAGACATACCCATATCAAAGTAGTCTTCATCATTTGATAAGATCCAGTTAACTACGTCACCTCCATAGGTAGCGTTATCCCACATAGATGTATACTGACGATAACCTAGAGACGGCATATTGGTATTCCACTCATGTGACTTAGTAGCATCATAGTAACTACCGTCATTCTGATAACCTTGAATAGGATAACCTGCAGATCTTACAGGATAAATCAACTCAAGAGATGCTAATTGTTCCTCTGTCATTAACCATCCATACTTGTCAATGACGTCTGCAACAGTCATCATATCAAATTTACCAACCCATTGACCTTGAGATATATAACGATTCTCTGGTGATTTATGGTAGAATGTAAGAACAGGATTCCACAATTCAATATCATAATCATCCTCCATCATTTTAAAATGCCAGAACTCACGGTCTGTAATCAACATATCACGGAAACCGCGTTCTTCAAGTTCGTCCATTCTAAAACGTTCGTTATCAACTTTATGTTGATGTTCTGCCCACTGCTCAATAGCACTCTTATATGTCTTTGAATAGAAGTCTTGAATTTGTGGTAAAGTCTTCATATTCTCAGGACTCATTTGTTGTTGGAACTCTTCTGAATCTGGTTCTAGTCCTTTTTCAACTAGTTTCATCATCATCTTTTGTTCAGCTTGAAACAACAAAACTTCCTCTAATTCATCCTTCTTTTTCTGTAATAATTCATTGTATGAGATATCATCTACACCAGTATATGTAACTCTAGTACTCCTTTTAGCAAATTCTGATACTAATGTATTTACAACATTGGGAACAATTGGATAGAACTTTAACTCTAGTGCAGATACATCATCTTGTGTAAGTGTCTCAATAAGATCACCATACTCATTATCTTGTTCAACAATATAATCACCACGGTCAATGATACCTTTAGCTAGTTTATAGTTTTTCATCATTCGTCTTGCATTACGACGAATTTGTTTAAGTCCTTCCCACTCTAACCAGTCAAGATTCCATGCTGTCCAGTCTGTATCTTTCTTAGATCTAGGAATAAACTGAATGGGTTGATTAAGTGTACCCATTCGGTTAGTGTCAGCTTTCGCACCGTTCTTTAACTGAATTGCGTTATATAATTGCATATTATCTTAAATTTCTAAATGGTTGTTTAGGTAGTCTCATGTTATCAAATGCTGAGCCTTTTGATCCAATGTGTCTAAACGGGCTCATATTTAATTTACTGAATTTATTGGTGTTATCCAACTTTTTCACCTTATCTGTCTCCTCGTATCGCTTTTTGTATCCTCTATTTGCTTGTTGAACTTTTGCAAAAGCAATCAATGCAGCAAACGATACAAGTCTATCGACGTTTAATCCTTCTTGATATGCTGCCATTTCAGTAAGCAACATCGGATCCGGTATACGTTCTACCCCATATACAGTCTTTACAATCTCACCATCAGGTTTAACTTCCTGATCTAACTCTTCTTTTAAGAAATCAATAGCATAACTAAGCATATGACTCTTAAACAAAGTACCAGTATTTCTCCAACCATATTCCTGAAATACATTAGCATTAGCACCAATATCCTTTAGAAATAATATTTGAGATCTAGGTACCAAATACTTTTGTTTCTTTCTATAAAGCATGTGATTTATGAACTGAGAAATATTATTTTCTACAATAGTCCATGCATTATACCACTCTATAATCATCTCTAAACGCTCGTGTGTCTTATTGATATCATCAAATCGACCACACCAAGCAGCTACAATTTTATCTCTTTCTACAAAAGTCTCAACTTTTTCACCATCATTCCTAGTTACTTCTACAGCTGTTTTATACACATAGATAGAACATAGTGATTCTGATGTAGTTGTCTTACCTTCACCTACCGGGTCAACAGATGCATAGTACATACCAAACTCTGGATTCTTTACAGGTCTTTCATAGCATACAAATACACCAGTCTTATCTTCTTGTTTCTTGTCTACAGGAAATGTATTAATTGGTAACTTAGATGTAGGTTTAACATCAACATCTCCTTTCTCATCTCTAAATATATCTAGAAATTCTGTAGCATAGGTTTTATCTTCAATCCTTCTCATCTGTGCACCCACTAAATTTAATGGGAAAATGGATACCTTTCTATATGCAAATGCTTCCTCAATATTTCTAGGATGCTGAGAAATACGCAACTGATATTGTTCTGGACTAAGATCTTTCTTCCACTTTTCAAATTGTTCATCTAATGCTTTAAGCGCTTCTTCTACTAAAGAATTACCAAACTCATCAATAAATGGTGGCATCGACCATTGTTCAGGAATAAACAATCCTGATTTACCTACAGTACCTTTTGAGTCTATAAGATTTGTTTCTACCGCATATATATCATTTGGTTCTGGTCTAAGTGTCATCTCTTTAAGAGGTTCACACTGATCCAAGTCACCCACAGAACCTGCGGCAATAAACATACCTGTAGTCACAAAACCAGATCGCATTGCTGGACGGATGTATTCAAATGTTGTATCCATCTTAGGAGCAATACCAGCTTCCTCATGGAAGAAGTACTTACATGGTCCACCGACACCGTTTGTAGGATCTTTCTCAAACGACATACCTTGTAGTACACCTTTAAGACCAACTTCTGTTTTACGTTTCTGTGCACCTTGTACAATCTCAATCTTCTGTTGCCATAATAGCACCTTACCTGGATTCATTGGACGATACCATGCAGTATGTTTATTCAAGAATGCTTCATATTCATTCAAGAATTTCCAAGAACCTTTATCATTAATATAGTCTTTAAGACTAGCACCAACTTTTAGAGTAATACCTTCTTCAAACCAGATCTGATTAATCATCTTACCCATGTGGTA